TTGCCAGTCTATAACGCTTGTTATAGGTCGGTAGATGTTTTCGAGTGGCTTGCGAAAGCGCGGGCTAGGGTAGCTCCAGCCCGTGGCTTTTAGAGTCCACACCTTCTAATGGTGGACTCTTGTCTCATTATGAGACTTTCAACTGTATTTAGTCGTCTTTCCCTAGTACTTCATCTCTGTATCTCAGTACTTCTTTACTAGTCATATTTTCTAGTTTGTACCTTATCAGCGCGTGTATTACGTCAGATTCTCTCATGACTGTTTTTTCTTCAATCACGAATTTCAGCAAAGCGTCTTTGACCATCTCAACTTCCTCTGATCTCAGTTTGTAGGCTTTGCTCATTTTCCGATTTCCACACTTGCTTGGGTACAGTTCCATTTTAACTTACTTCACATGTTGACAAGGCACTTAGTTACTTGTATAACAAAGTCTGTTTCTTGTAAAAGTAACTTTGTAATTATGTTAGATCGCCTGCGCCTTTCGATACCTTTTTTACCTCAGCACGTTACTGGGGCTTCCGCGTATCTGACTGCTGAACAGGCAATGAGGGCAGGGCATAAGGGCGAATTGTTGGACTTGCTTGGCTCAGGTATTCCGCTCGGTGCGCGTGCTGTTTCTCTTGTTATTCGTACCGATGATGAATTGTCGGGCGAGTCTACGGGCATTGTTTTTAAGGATTGGGATATTGACGGCTTACACCATCCGTTTGAGTCGCTCCCTTCCAGTTTCACGCCTTTGGCTTTTAAAGTATTTCACGCTGCTAACCATTACCCCTTTGTTGAGCTTAAAGCATCACCCGCCAAGCTTTTGCAGGGTCACAACGTCTTTGGCACTGTTGATATTGCGCTCGGTGCTGCCGAAATGCTTTCGACTCTTCAGCAAGCCTATCCGCTGTTGTTTTCCATGCTGGAAATTCAATCAACCGAAGTATGGGAATTGGATTGCACCTATTCGGCTCGTATGCCTTCTGAGCTAATCGCCAATCAAGTAATCCAAGCACTCCGCAAAGTATCAAACGGCCAAACTAAAGCGCGTGGCGATGAGTTCCAAACGACTTGTTATTGGGGTTCTAAATCATCCCGCCTTAAACGGCTTAAAGCCTATCTAAAGTCTGCTGAGTTTCAGGCTCAACTGGACAAGTTCCGCAAGGATGCCGAAAAGGGTTGTGAGTCTGCCAAACGTGTTTGCGCTGTTATGTCTGATCAGCGTTTACAGGATTGGGCTAAGGCTCTCGTTCGTTTTGAATCGACTATTTGCAAGCGTTGGCTTGAGCGTCGGGGTTTATCCGTCAAGCTGGTGGATTTAATCGCCCACCAGAAAGACCTTGCTTCACAGGGTCGCTGTTTTATTCAAGAGCTGTGGCGAGAAACCACAGAGGACATTTTTCAGGCATTTGAGGGTCAAACCGTGAAAGCCACCGATGATGAATCAGTAATTTCTGCACTTAAAGCAGTTCATTACTCTGTTACCCCAAAGGGCAACATCAGTTATAGCAAGGCCAATAAACTTTATTTGTTTTATTGCGCTTTGCGTGAACAGGGTTATGCCGCTATTAAGCAATGCCATGACGGTAATAAAACCTTTTATCGTCATATTAAAGAACTCCAAGAAGCCGGATTTTCTAAGGCATTTTTGCAGAATCTACAAGGTGAAGCTAAATCTAATGTTATTCCGCTTCTCCGTGTCGTCACCGTTGATTTCGGTTCACAGCGTCCAGATTGGTACGTTGAGCCGGTTTCTCAATTCCTCAAAGTCGCATAAGGATTTCATCATGCCACAATTCCAAGTTTCATCTGTTCGTAAGATCGACCGCTCTAAGCAGAACAAGCCGCCTATGTATATCGGCCATTGTGAGGGCGCGGACTATTTCCTTTGGTACAACCTGCCAGAACATCAACAGATTTTGGACATGGCTGTACAGGCTAAGACTTCCGTCACTGTCACCAGTACCAACTTCGAGAAGCCTAAAGCTGGCTCGATGTTTGTTCAGTCTTTAGATGCTGAATAGCATGGACACTCTTAGCATCGATTTTCAGCAAGGTTATGACCTTGGCTTTATGGTCGGTTTTGGCGTTGCCTGTATAGGTGTTCCTTTATTCATCATGTTTCTGATGCATGTTTCTGATGCCATTCGTAATCATTTGAGGGGCTAACCATGCCTAGCTACGTCTGCTCGCAACTATCTAACCCCAACTTATTGACGGGTCAGCGCACATGCCAGACGTGGGTCGAATTTGTTCCGCCTGTTGCCACTGCGAGTAGTAACTCGCCGTGGGAACAGCTCAACAATCTGTCGCAAGCTGAGGCGACAGCACTACTCACGCAAACAGTCGTTTTATGGGCTGTTGCGTGGGGGTGGAATTTCCTCAGCAATTTCGCTAACCGTTAAAAAGGTGTCTAACCATGGAAACTCAAAACCAAAACGCTCCAGCTCGCTCTGCTTTCCGTCGTTTCGTCGATAAAGCTGCCGTCGTAACTGGTGCTGTCGTTGTTACTGCTCCTGCATACGCTGACTTTGATGTCACTGCCGCCACTGGCGCGCTCGGTGGTGTCATGGTTGCCGTTGCTGCAATCGGTGCTGTCAAGATCGCTCCAGCCGCTGCTGCTTGGGCATGGTCACTGCTCACCCGTACTGCTTCACGCTAATCAGCACGGTAAAGCGTAATGAGGAACGAGGACGCACGGAACGACGTGAACGACATGTAGCGAACCGTGCGCCCTCAATCTCTTGGGGCTTCCTATGATCCTTTATTACATCGTTGTTACCTTAGTTGCTTTTTATCTTCTCTTTAAATAATAGGGTAGGGCTTTAAAATGTTCGAACGTGTCATGTTTTTTATCGTTTTAGCATTATTTATCCTTACTCCTGCTGGCTTGGTTTATGCTAATAATCAAGTTCCTCAACAACCCCAAGACTCTACACTTGACCTCGGCAATTATAAAATCGTCCCAACACCGCCTAAGCTCTGGTTTATTATCAACAGTGAAGCATGGAATTCCTCGCAGGGTTCAGTTCATTCCACACCCAATGCCGCTTGTGCCGCGCTTTATTCTGTCGCCGCTGGTTATTTTGCTGCTGAGGGTTCAACTCGTAGAAAATTAACTGGTTATAAAGTTAATTTAATCTCTGAGGGTTTTTCTGCTAACGTTTGTTTGCTTAAGCGATCTGTCGAATATAAAAAAACAGACGGTACATATACAGACCCGCAGATTGATAACCTCAGCTATGTTTTGCAGTCTAAAGATAATCCTGCTTCATGTCCCGATACGTCTGAGCCAAAATATCTTGGCTGGTACGTTAACCGCGTTACAAGTACGCCCCCAACTGGGGCATGTTGGGCAAGTTGCGAGCATGTTTATAAACCTTCTGGCGTTACTGGTGTTCCGTTCGCTCGCCCTAACAATCACAGTGCTGGCATATCCCAGCTCGCAATTCCTGACGCAACGACTAACGGTAAATCCTGCGACCTTAATATGTGCAGTCCTGATGACCCTGAATGCTCTAAACCTGACGAACCGCCGCCAGAAGATTGTACAGCAGCGCAAAAGACCGCAAACGGCGGCCAGTGTCCTAAGCCTGACGCAGACGGCAACAAGTGCAACGAATCCGAAAAGGCTGGCAACGGTGGCAAATGCCAAACACCTGACCCAAACGGCACTAAGTGTCCGACTGCTCAAAAGACTGGGGCGGGCGGTACTTGCTCCGGCTCAGGCGATGGTGACGGCAACGGCTCTGGTGATGGTCAGTGTACTCCTGAACAGAAAGCCGCTAATGGTGGTCAGTGTCCCGCTGGTGCTGGCGGTACTTGTACCGCCAATCCAATCAATAAAAAAATATGTGACTTCATTGATGCTTTTAACAAGCCTGTACCTGATGCCACTGACGGTAAGGTTGACGTTAAAAACCAAACTGCGTCCGATGTCGGTTTAACTCCTCAACAGTTCGACACTAACCGCGTACAGTTCGGCGCGTACTGTCCTCCAGCTAGCGTTAAAAGTATGTCCTTCGGCGGTGAATCAGTATCCATTGAAATTAGTTATCAGCCGCTCTGCGATTTTCTCGCTTTTATTAAATACATCATTATCGCCGCCGCTTCATTCGCTGCCGCTTATATTCTCTCTGGTGTGAGGTCTTAAAATGCCTGCGATTTTCTTGAGTATCCTCTACGCATTTGCTGGCTCGTTCTTATCTCGGGTCTTGCTCGGTGCTGGGCTGGGGCTGGCTACTGCTGGCTTTATCCTGACCTTTGTCAATTACTACATCGATAAGGCTGTTAACAGCTTGTCCGGTGCTGGGGTTGTTCTTGGTCTTGTTGGTCTATCTGGTACAGATGTCGCGCTCTCGATCATCGTCGGCGCACTGGTGGCGCGTACCACAATCGATAGCCTTAACATTCGGCTTGTTAAAAAATGAGTACGATTACGCTGGTCACTGGTACGCCACGATCTGGCAAAACGCTCTGGGCTGTCGAGCAGCTCAATAACTACATTCTTGCCGATGATTTGCGGCCTTTGTATTCTGATATTAAGGGCTTTTCTTGCGATGTCGTGCAGCCTTCGCCCGATGATTGGCGTACTGTTCCAGACGGCTCTGTTATCTTTTACGATGAATGCCAGATGCGTAAAATCTTCAGCTCTAAGTTTAAAGGTGAGTCTGATATCATTCTTGAAATGACCATGCACGGTCATCGTGGCATTGATATTTATTTCATCACGCAAGGCACGCGCTATATGAATACTGATATCTTCCCTTTGGTTAATCGTCATGTTCATGTACACAATGCCTTTCGTTCTAAGCGCGGTTCTAAGCTCTATTTGTTCGATACTGTGCAAACTAGCCTATCTAAATCGAATCTCCGCGATGCTGCTGACGTTAAAACTTGGCGGTATCCTGTGCATTTGTATGATGTATATAAATCATCCTCTGTGCATAATAAAGAATCTTACGTATCGAGCCGCATTAAAAACGCCATGACTATTTGTTTTGGTGTTTTGTGCATGATCGTCTTTTATGCTTATCAAGCCTTCAACGATGAAACTTCTATTTTCACAAACTCGGAATCTGTCGAAAAAACTTTAGTTGTTGATCAGCCTGCCGCTGCATCTCCTGCACTTCCTGCACCGCCGCCGCCTTCAAGACCTGTCCAACTGGACGAAATTTCCGGTTCTTCGTTATCGTCAGCGCCGACCTACGACCCGTTTACTCGTGTTGCTATGGTTAGCGTTCGTGGATCTGATTGCATTGCTCGGAATCAGTACGGGGAAATTTTAGATATTGCTCCTGATCGCTGCCGCTTTTTTTCAGATAATCCGTCTTTTATGTCCTCAGCTCGTCCCGTCGATCCTGCTTTGTCTGTTCCGACTTTTCCGCAAGCTCCTCCAGCTCAGGCTGCTTTACCTCCTTCGCCTTCTTTTTCGCCTGCTTCTTCTTTTTCCGCCGCTCCTGCTTTCCCTCCGACCGTCTTTTGATCTTTTGACTTTATCTTTACCCCAACGCTTTTATCTTTTTTCTTTTGAATTTTTCCAACCTCTTTCCCTCCAGATCGGTGAGGACTTGACTAAAGCACGGCTTCTCCGTGCTTTTGACAAGCCGCAACCGATCAGCCCTGCTTTTTTGCTGCACCATAGAAGCGAAAACTATACCGCCTATAATGCGCGAAGCGATTGTCGGGCGGTAATTTACTGCAACAGGCGCGATACTGGCGAAGCCGCGCCTAGCAGCTTGTTACCGCCTTACAATCATATTATCGGTGTGTAGATGTTTTCGAGTGGCTCTTGAAGCGGCGGGCTAGGGTGTCTCCAGCCCGCAAGCTTTTAGAGTCCACACCTTCTAATGGTGGACTCTTGTGTCATTTTGACAATTTCAACTGTACCTAGTCGCTTTTCCCTAGCACTTCTTCTCTGTACTTCAATACATCAACTACCTTCATTTCCTTAAGGTGTTTTCTGATCAGTGCATGCAGCAAGTCAGACTCTTTTACCCTGATTTTAGACTCGACAATCATCTTTATTGCCGCTTCTTGCAGCATGTCAGATTCTTCATCTCTTAGCCTGTAAGTCTGTGCCAT